GTTACATTTGACCGGTTGTTGCCCAACCCCAGTCCCTACGTATCCCCGTCTGTGTTTGCGGGGGTAATAAACCGTAGGTCCGTGTAAGTTGAGCAAGAGGTGTCGGATCGACCATTGGGTCGGGCCCTTTTGCGAGGATTCTTACCACACCCTTGAGGTGGGTGGGAGATGGGTTCCTTAGGAGGAAGTGAATCCTGCGACGTTGAGCGGCGGTGGCGCGGTTATTCTCTCGGAGGACGTAGTTGAGGGAAGCACCGATTGACATGAAGATTCTGCCAATCCTTTCCCGGCTTCGGACGAGAGACTGTATTTGATGTAGGGGGCGCTCTTGAGGACGTGGTTTAACGGACGTTAGATCTGCCCGCGCGAAGGCGGCGATCAACTGGACGTTGACCTCAGAGAGGCGCACACCCTTACCTTGTACAGGGGGGAGAGTCCTTAGTTCATTCTGGATTCGACCCCATACCGCATCATTGACCTTCGCCAGTGTGCTCACTGGCCCGCGCCTTGCGTATGCATGGATGAGAGGTAGGAGCCGGGGTAGGTCTTTTGTTCTGATGGGCCCGCCGTTCCCACCAAGCCAGGTGGGCCCGGAGGGTAGGGACTTAGGTAGCGTTCTTTGGAGCGTCTTGAGGACCAAACGCCGAAGGGGCGTAGTGAGGCTCTCTTTGAGGCGGGTAGTTAGACCTTCCCGGGTGGCAAGCAATCCATGTTTGTCGGCTCGGGAGAATAGTGTCGCTGCTGCAGCTTCTCTGATCCCCATTATTATCTCTTCATCGGCGTGCCATTCTGGATGCCTTGTGATGAGGCGTTCACAGAACACACCCCTGTCTCCGATGTAGGATTTCCGAAGGTTGGATCGGAGGTCGAGGATAGAGATCTGGTCATCGTATCGGCGGATTGTTGATTTCCACCATAGACCAATGAGATCATCGCCGCAGATGGCGAAGGACCGGTCTCGAAGATTCCTCCCTCCCGCTACCCAAGCTGCGTAGGCGTTAATGATGCTAAGAATGGTCCATGAGAAGCCAGCACCTAGTAGTACACCACAGGTGGTTGGTACTTCTCCATTCAGCATCTGACTGCCGATAAGCTTGAGAGCAGCCTCAGTCTTCTCTTCCTTCCAGCTGAGTGTTTTGGCGATCTGGATGGTGATCGCTCGTGCCCGATCCAGAGTGATGTACTCGGTCGCTGCAGTGAGATCTGCGCTGTAGAGTACTGGAGTACGGTTGGGCACTGGATGCTGAGAAAGGTGGACCTGTTGACCGGTTAGGCCGGCACGGAACCACGGATGGCGTGCCAACAGTGGCACAGTCTCAGCACTTAGCACTCGACCGAAATGTGCTACCGCCGCATCGTGGATTGTTGCGACACGAACTTTCCCAATTTCATGTATGGGAAGAGGTCTAAATTTCGTGTAGCGGAGTCCGAAGCGTTGGCTTGAGAGAGCCAGTTGCGAGATGTCGAGGTAGTCCTTTTCGGTGAGCTGGAAGTGGGATGATGAGGTGATCCGACTCATAGGACGTCCTATGATAGCCTCCCGGACATCATGATAGGTGTCAGTTAGCTCTTTTCTGCACCCGCCTTTGTGGCGTGGTGTGAGGTAGGAAGCAGTCGTCGCGGGAGTAGGGGCAATCGGCTGACCTAACCAGTCAGGCGCGAGCCCATACTTTTGGCGGACAATGCGACTTAGCTCCTGCCCCTTCCTTGCTAGACAGTCCGATAGCAGCAGGTTTGTGAAGGACATAAGCTCATTGAGTTCCTTCTCCGAAGCTAATCGGGGGCTGCGGGACCATAGGTCAATCTTCTCCTCGACACACTTGGACATAGTGTGCTGGAGTCGCCATGGTATCGCGCGGGCTAGTGAGGATGCAGAAAAGAGGTCGTTTCGGGACGTGAGACGGATTGAGAGGAACCGGTGTAGATGTAACCGGTCTAGCGAAGGTTGGTTTTCTTCGCGGGGTCGTACTCGTGTCGTTATACGGTGAGCTTCAACTCCTAACTTCGGTCTTCCTGGAGTAGTTGCTGTGATCTGTGTGATGACATTGGTGGGGCCCTCCAATGCCTGTTTCCGTATAAGGTGTGCCCATTCCTTGGCCACTTTAGGTCCTTCCCGAACGAATCGGTTCAGAAGAGTAAGGAAGTCGTGGATCTTTCGCCGGTTTTGGGGCCCATGGTGTTGTATTCGCCCATGGACAAGTTCCCATGCAGTCCGGATGGCTTGGTAGCCGTCAACGATCGCCATAGCGCGATCGCGGTACGCTTGGTAGCGTGCAAGACTTTCTATCCGGTGCCGATCTCGGCCTTCTGACCGACTAACTGACTCCTTTAGTGATCGTCCCTTCCTCCTTGTTTGGAACCCATAGTAGCCGGCTCGTGACACGAGTCCGATCCCGGCAATACACGCTGTCGACGTTCGCATCCCTCGGGAAGCGATGTCTCGCGCCACATCAAGGAGATCTTTTGGACTGTCTGGGACAGCCGGGATCTTCCACTTTGTTGTGGGGTGAGCGTGTACC